TCGGTCACCGACGCCGCCGTGCACGCGGCCGAGCGTCACGCCCGGGATGCCGGCCGCGAGGCGATCGTGGACGCCGCCCGCCACGACCCGGCCGCCCTCGGCTACGCCCGGCGCGCTCTCTCCACCAACCCGTGCGCCTTCTGCCTGATGTTGGTCAGCCGCGGTCCGGTCTACAAGGACGCCTCCGCCGCGCTGCTGCGCGACGGCAGCAGCGAGCCGTATCACGACAACTGTTCCTGCGTCGCCGTGCCCGTCTTCCATCGCCAGCGTTGGCCCGGCCGGGAGGAATACCGCCGGCTGGAGAGTCAATGGCGTGACCACGGCGGAACCCTCGCCGCCTGGCGCAGTCACATCGATGCCCAGCGCCGGCAGGAGGATGCGGCGACCGACGCCGCGTGACCCCTGATCCCAGCACCCCACCCCGACACGGGGTCGGGCGCTTTGCCATGTCCAACCCCTCCGCAGGCGCCGCAACGGCCCCGTGGACGCCCCGGAAAGGGAGCGAACATCCATGACCGATACCTCACCTACCAGCCCTAGCACGAGCGAAGGACCGGCCACTACCGCGGACCCGGCGGCCACCGAGCAGCCCGTCGAGGGCAGCTCGGGGAGCACCGACCCCACCGATGAGCCGACCACCGGCGACGACGAAGGCACCGACGAGACCGAGCGGTGGAAGCGCCGCTCCCGTGACTGGGAGCGCCGCGCCAAGCGCAACGCCGACCTCGCCGGCCGCTTCCCGGATGTGGAGGAGCGCGCGAACAAGCTTCAGGGCTCCTACGACGAGGCCCTGGCCGACCGCGCCCGCATCGAGGCCGAGCTGTGGCGCGAGCGCGCCGCCCGCGCCCACCAGATCCCCGACGACCTCGTGGAGTTCCTCACCGGCTCCACCGAGGCCGAGGTGATGCAGCGAGCCGAGCGGCTCGCCAGCCGGCTCACCGCCGGCCCCCGCCGCCCGCAGCCCGACCCCACCCAGGGCCGCGGCGACTCGCCTCCCACCTCTCCGGCCGACGCCTTCGCCACCTACGTGCGGGGTGCCCTGAACAGATAAGGACCCCACTCCATGCCTGCACCGCAGGTCCTGGCCGACATCGGCCAGCTCCCCGTCGAGATCCTCAACCCGATCTTCGACAAGGCCCAAGAGGGGAGCCTCATCATGGGGCTCGCCAACACCATCCCACTGTCCTACGGACAGACCAACATCCCCGTCGTCACCCAGCGCCCGGAGGCCGGGCCGGTCGGCGAAGGCGAGCGCAAGCCGCAGACCGAGTACCGCTACGACATGCGCGTCGTGCGCCCCCGGAAGTTCGCCACCATCGTCACCGTCTCCGACGAGTTCATGGACGCGGACATCGCCGGCTTGTACTCCCAGATCGCGGACGACCTCGCCTTCGCCATCGGCCGGGCCGTCGATCTGGCCGTGCTCCACGGACGCAGCGCCCTGACGGGCGACGAACTGGCCGGCATCGACGGGCAGTTCATCAACGCCACCACCAACCGCATCACCCTCGGCACGCACACCCCGGACGAGGGCGGCCTGTCCAAGGACATCGGCGACGGCTATGAGCTGGTGGTAGACGCCGACCACGACTTCACCGCGTTCCTCGCCGACAAGCGGTTCCGCGCCCGCGCGATCAACGCCTTCGACAACTTCGGCCGGCCCCTCCTCCAGAACACCGTGGGCCCGGACCTCTCCGACAGCATGGCCATCCTGATGGGCCTGCCCGCCTACTACGGCAAGGCCGTCTCCGGCCGGATCGGCGCCAACCCCGACAGCTTCGTCCGGGTCCTCGGCGGCGACTGGAACCAGGTCCGCGTCGGCATCGTGCGCGATCTGCGGCTCGACGTCTCCGACCAGGCCGCCGTGACCCTCGGCGGCGAGCTGGTCTCCCTCTTCGAGAACAACCTCGTCGCCATCCGCGCGGAGTTCACCTTCGGCTGGGCCATCGGTTTTCACGACGCGTTCGTCGCCTACGAGGACCAGATCAGCGGCTCGTAGCCGGGCCAGAGGGGTGGGTGCCGTGCGGGTTGTCGCCCTCGTCCACTGGTACGTCCCGTTCCACAATGCCGGCAGCGAGACCATGCTGCACACCCTGCTGCGGGCGCTGGCCGACGCCGGGCACGACCCGCACGTGGTCACCACCAGCCAGGCCGAGGGCGAGCCGGAGTACGAACACGAGGGCATCACCGTCCACCGCGCCGGCGCCCGGGGCGGCACCGTGCCCGAGCTGCTCGACCGGCTGGCGCCGCGGGCGCTGGTCACCCACCACCAGGAGACGCCGCACGCCACCCACTACGGGCGGACCCGCGGCGTCCCGGTGGTGCAGGTCATCCACAACGAAATGCGGCACACCCAACTCTGGCTGCGCAAGCGCCCTGCGCTGGCCGTCTACAACACCCGCTGGGTGGCCGCCGCGCTGGAGCGCTTTCGGGTCCCCGGCATCGTCGTCCACCCACCGGTGTGGCCAGACGAGCACCGGACCGTCCCGGGCGACCGCGTGACGTTGATCAACCTCAACGAACACAAGGGCGGCCGGCTCCTCTACGACCTCGCCGCCCAGGCGCCCGACGTGCCCTTCGCCGGAGTCATCGGTGGCCACGGCGAGCAGGCCGTCCGCTGGGACGTGGCAAACGTCGAGATCATCCCGCATACCGCCCACATGCGGCGCGATGTCTGGGCGCGCACCCGACTGTTGATCATGCCCAGCGTCTATGAGAGCTACGGCATGGTCGCCGTCGAGGCCATGAGCAGCGGCATTCCCGTGATCGCCGCCCCCACGCCTGGCCTCCTCGAATCCCTCTCCTGGGCGGCTGGCGCGTTCGTCCACCGTGACGACTCCGCCGGATGGCTCGCCGCCATCCGCAGCCTGACGGTCCCCGACCGCTGGCGCGCGGCCTCCGCCGCCACCCGCGAACGCGTTGCGCAACTCGACCCCCGACCCGAACTCGCGGCCTGGGTCACCGCGATGGAACGACTGGAGGGGGAGGGCCGTGGCCTACGCGACCGCCGATGATGTCGCCGCCCGCCTCGGCCGCGACCTGGACGACGCCGAACAACGCCTCGCCGCCGTCCTCCTCGACGACGTGGAACACCGACTCCGCGCCCGCATCGCCGACCTGGACGAACGGGTCGCCGCCAGCGACCACTACCGCGCCCTGGTGGTCTCTGTCGAAGCCGCCGCCGTGGTCCGCGTGCTGCGCAACCCGGGCGGATACCGCTCCGAGACCGACGGCAACTACTCGTACACCATCGACACCCGCGCCGCCGCCGGGTTCCTGACCATCCTGGATGAGGAGTGGGCCCTCCTCGGCGCCGCCCGAGGCGCGTTCACCGCCGTGTCGCACCTCGGAGTCCGCCCCCACGACCCGCGCCACCTTCTCCGCTACCCGCGCGGCACCGGCCCCTACCGGCCGCTCGACGGCGAGCGGTGGCCACCGTGAGCCTCCTCGACTCCGGCAATGAGACCATCCTCGTCTACCCCCAGGAACAGACCACAGACGACCGCGGCAACGTCATCTGGCGCCCCGCCTCCACCCCCGTGCGTGTGCGCTGCCGCGTCCAACCTCTTGAAGCCGCCGAGCCGACCGTCCCGGGCCAGGCAACCGAAACCACCTACCGCGTCATCGCCCGCGACGCCCCCCTCGGCCCTTGGGCACGCGTCGAATGGGCCGGCCGGACTTGGGATGTCGTAGGGGAGCCCCGCCGGTATAACGGATCAGTGGTTACACGTCATGTGGATGCCCGTATTCGGCTCCGAGGCGTCACATGAGGCCGCTTGACCTATGCAGCCCTGCCTCCGAGGAGACCAACGATGGCACCAAAACCCATCTGGGCGATTGTTGATACAGTGCTCGCGGCTGACTGTGATGCTTCGGTCTGATCTTGGATGAGTATGCCAAGCGCAATACTCGCTAACAGGGCTGCGCCGGTAATGGTGAGCACACCGATGAAAATCAGCTTGAAGTGGGTCGTTACCGTGGTGACTGAGGGATCGACGGTGGAGTCGTTTGGCTGGTCGGGAGCAGGGTGGTTGACTACCTGATCAGACATGATCGTCACCCCTCTGCGCCTCGTTGCTCCGTGTTGAAGGTGCAGCCGATGAGGGAATGCTTCCGCTCTCGCAGGTCGATTCCTGGCGATCTTGAGCCGCTTTATAAAGGGTGGCCAGAAATCTTAGGTCTGCGTGGTTTAGCTCTTTGGTCGCTCTTGCTGAACTTCTCTGTGCATCGAGAATTTTTCGGGCGAGTTGCAGATCTTCTCGGGTCCATTTCTCAGATGCGTTGAGTCGAATCCGGTGTCCGTCTTGAAGCGTTAAAAGTAAAGTGGCGGAACGTGGTCGTCGGAATACTGCCTTGATGAGGGTTCGAGTTGGCGGAAAGAGTAGCGCGACGGATACTGTCGCGAGTGCGATACCGTTGGTCATAAAGTTATTCATCTGTCTACTCCCTACCCCTCGCCATCTCCCAATGCTAGAGCTGAGACGAGGAGTTGCGCCATGCCCACTGTCAACCCCCGCCTCGGCCGGCGCGTTGCCCGGATGCCCGGGGTGAGGGGAGCGGTCCGGACCCGCGCCAACCGCATCGCCGCCGCCGCGCGGTCCGATCTCGCTTCGCACCGCGTGGAAGGCGAGGCGCGCATCGAAGTGACGCGCGGTCGGACCGACGTGGTCGTGTCGTTGGTTGATGTCGCGGCCCTGTCGATCGAGTACGGCCGTAGCTCCTTCACCAACAGCCGTGGTCGACGGGTCGGTGGGATGCAGGGGCTGTACATCATGACCCGCGCCGCTCGGGAGGGGTGAGGCGATGTCGGCCCCAACTCTGCCCTCGGTGGCGGACCTTCTTCTCGGCGTCCTTCGCCCCGCCCTCGCGTCAGCCACCGTGGGCACCCTGCTGCCCACCCCGATGCCGTTGCCGTTCGTCCTCGCTCGTCCGGTCGGTGGCTCGGCGGTCGATCTGCGGTTCCTCGCGCACGCCGTCGTGGACGTGCAGACCTGGGCCGAGACCGACCGCGACGCCGAGTCCCTCGCCGCCGCTGCCCGCGCCGCCCTGGTCGCCGCGTGGCGGACCCAGGCCGTGGTCCCCGGCATCGGCTCGATCGGCTGGCTCGACGAGCGCGCGGCCCCCGCGCTGTTGCCGGACCCGCTCGCGCCGGATGGCGTCTACCGCTACCAGGCCACCTACGAGTTGACCGCCCGCCCCGCCCGGTAGCGGCCCGCTTCCCCTTCCCCTCTCAGCGCCCGGCCGCCCACGCCGGGCGCCGGCGCTGTGCCGTTCCGACAGAAACCGGAGGGCACCGCCGTGCCGCTCGACGATGACGCAGTTCTCAACCCGGCCGTGGGGCACTACTACTTCGCCCCCACCACCGGCCAGCCCATCCCCGACGACATCCTCACCCCGGCCGAGCCCTGGCTCGATCTCGGGCACACCGCGCTGGAGGACCCCTTCGGCATCACCAGCGAAGGCGGGGAGACCACGACGCTGGGCACCTGGCAGAACGCCAACCTGCGCAACACCACCAGCCCGCGCGTGGAGTCCGTGACGTTTGTCCTCCAACAGTGGGACGAGCAGGCGTACCGCGCCTACTGGGGCGCCAACGGCACCATCACCGAGGCCGGGCCCTACCCGGTCTTCCAGACTCCGAACGTCCCCGAGGAACTCGAAGGCGCCCTCTTCGTCCTCGTGCGCGACGGCGCGACCGGCATGTTCTTCCACTTCCCGCGCGTGTCCATCGCCCGCGCCGACGACATTAGCTTCGACCCCGCCGCGCTCGCCGGACTGCCGGTGCGGGCCACCGTGCTCGGCATGTCGGGCCAGGAGTGGTCGCAGCAGGTCAGCCCGGTCTTCCCGCTCTCCACCCCACCGGGCTCCTGAGCCCAACCGCCCGCCCACGTCCACCTGTTGGAGGTCCAGCCATGTCCCGAGTCACCCTCGCCGAGGTCCGCCAGGCCGCGGCGAAGCGCTACACCGACTTCCCCGTCGAGCTGTCGGACGGCACCGAGGTCACACTCCGCTCGCCGCTGCGTCTGAGCCGGGAGGAGCGCGGCCTGCTGGGCGACATCGAGGCACTCGCCGCCACCGGCGACACCGACGCCATCACCGAGACCCTCAGGATCGCCGCGCAGACCCCCGAGCAGGCCCGCCGCCTGCTGGCGGAGATCGACTCCGATATCCCCACCGCCGCGGTGCTGTTCGAGCAGTGGGCGGAGGCGGTCTCCGTGGGGGAAGCCTCGGCCTCTGCGAGCTGATCGACGCGCACGGCGCAGCGCTACTTGCCGACTTCCGGCGCTTCTACCACCTCGACCTCGCCGACGCCCTGTTCGGCGACGAGCCGATGGCGCCGCGCCTGCTGCTCGCGCTCGCGGAGGAACTCCCCGACGAATCGGCGTTCGCCGCTGCCGCCCGCGGCGGCGCGCAACACCGCGGCTGGACGGTGACCGCCCACCTCCTGGCGGCCGTCATCGACGCCGTGCACGAGGCCGCATGGGTGACCGCGCAAGCGAACTCGAAGAAACGCCTGCGCAGGCCCCGCCCCTTCCCCCGACCCGCCACTGAACGGCGCCGGCCCACCACCGTCGCCAGCCTGGCGGAACGTTTCGGCGCTCCCCCCGTGGGGGGTGTGACCAGGCGGTAGAAGGGGGGTGCCCCGATGGCATCCCCCGGCGGCAGGGAAGCCGGCCGCGTCAACATCCGGGTCGTCCCGGACACCTCCCGCCTTCCGTCCACCCTCCGGCGCGAGCTGGAGATCATCGAGGCCCGGCTCAGCCTCACCATCCCGGTCCGCGCGGACCTCACCCGCTTCAACAGCCAGACCCGCGCGCAGATCGCCGCCCTTCAGCGGCAGCGGGTCACCATCCGGGTAGACGCCGACGGCGACGCCCTCGGCGGACTGCGTACCACCCTGAACGGGCTCGGCGACGACGGCGCCGCCGCCGGCGGTCCGCTGAACGCGCTCACCCGCATCGTCGGTGGGCTGCGCTTCGCCGCCCTCACCGCGATCCCCAACGTCGCGAGCCTCGCCGCCTCGGTCGCGCAGACCGGGCCGGCCACCGCGGTCGCCGTACCCGGACTGCTGGCGGTCGCCTCGGCCGTCGCCGCCGTCAAAATCGGGACCGCCGGCGTCGCCGACGCCCTTTCCGGCGACGCGGAGGCGATGGAGCGGCTGGCGCCCGCCGCCCGCTCCTTCGTCACTGAACTGCGGGGGATGCGCGGCGCGTACGACGAGCTGCGCCGCGATGTTCAGCAGGAGCTGTTCAGCGAGCTGGGCGATGTCCTGCGGAACACCGCCACCGCCACGCTGCCGGTCTTCCGCTCCTCGCTCATCAACTCCGCCCGCACCTTGGGCAACATGGCGGCCGGCGCCGCCAACGCCGCCGCCGCGCTGGCGGAGAACGGCACCCTCGGCCGGGCGCTGGACTCGGCCGACCGTGGCCTGAGCAACCTCGCCGGCCTCCCCGCGGTCATCGTCCGCGGCCTGATCCAGATCGGTGCCGCAGCCGGTCCGTCCTTCGAGCGACTGACCGCCGGCGCGGCCGGCGCCGCCGAGCGGGCGGGGGAGCGGCTCTCCCGGGCGTTCGAGACCGGCCGGCTCCAGCAGAGCATCGAGCGGGCCGTCTCCCTGGTCGGGCAACTCCTTGCCCCGGTCGGGAATCTAGGCCGCGCCCTCGGCAATGTCTTTGGCCCGGCCGCAGATGCCGGCGCTGGATTCCTCGGCGTTCTCAACGACGTTTCGCGGACCCTCGCGGACGTCACCGGGACACGGCAGGCGCAGGAGGCTTTTAGCGCTCTTTTCAGCACTCTGGCCGCTGCCGGGCGTGTTATATCCGGCGTTCTTGGGGCTGCGCTGGAAAGCGCGATTCCGCTTCTTTCAACGCTGGTTTCCGCGCTTTCCGGACCGCTGCAAGACGCGCTCGACGGTGAGCTGGGCCCCGCGCTTCAGCGCATCGTCCGCGCGCTGGGGTCCGCCCTCGGCCCCGCGGTCGAATCCGTTTCGCGCCTCCTGGCGCAGACGGTGCCGATCGTCGCCGAGATCGCGGGGATGGCGGCCGACGAGCTGGCCCCCGCGTTGGTGCAGGTCGGACCGCTACTGGGGCAGACCGGCGATGTCCTGTCCGCCGTCTTGCTGCCCGTTCTGCGGCAACTCCCCGCCGTCCTGGGCCCGTTGCTGTCGCAGATGAGTAGCTGGGTCGGCATCCTGGTCCAGCTCGGCCAGCAACTCCTTACCGCCGTGGGCCCATCCCTGGCCCAACTCAGCGCCAGTTTCGGTGAACTGCTCGCCGCGACCGAGCCGCTGCGCGAGGCGTTCAACAGCCTCGGGTTTGGAATTCTCGCCAGCGTTCTCGTTCCGGTCCTGACGGTCATCATCTCGCTCGTTGGTCAAGTCGCCTCGGTCTTCGCGAATGTCCTCTCGGGCACCATAAACGGGGTCGTCATTCCCGTTCTGAATATCGTGACGAGCCTCCTGCGGGGCGACTTCTCCGGAGCCTGGCAACAAACGCGGGAACTGGTCGGGAATGTCGGCGCGTTCTTCCGCGATCTGTTCGTGGATCTCGGCCGGTGGGCGGCCGATGGCGTGGCCGCCGTTGTCTCCTGGTTGCTCGGCCTCCCCGGCCGCGCGGCGGAAGCCGCCGCCGACCTGGGCCCGCGCCTGCGGTCGGTCGCCCGTGAGGCCATGGCCGACGCGCTTGCCGCCATCCGCAGCGGCGGCGGCGAGGTGCTCGACTGGCTGCGCGGGCTGCCGGACAGGGCGAAGGATGAGTTGGGGGACCTGTCGCGCGTGCTCTACGACGCCGGCCGGGACCTCATCCAGGGCCTGATCGACGGCATCAGTTCCATGCTCGGTGGCATCCGCGACGCCATCGGCAGCGTGACCGATCTGATCCCCGACTTCGGCCTCTTCAGCGCCCCCGCCCCGGAGGCCGAGTCCCTCGTCGCGCCGCTGGCCAAGCGGCTGACCAACGGCCGCCAGGAACAGCTCCTGCGCCCGGCCGGCAACCAGCTGATGTCCGGATTCGAAGACGGGCTCACCGCGATCATCCCCAGCGTCCGCGCGCAACTGCGATCGGTCACGGAAGAGATCTCGGCCTACCGGCCCACCCTGTCCGTGGAGATCGACAACGCCCTCGGCGCGCTGACCACCAACCGGCCCAGCGCGGCCGGGCCGCTGGTGTCGATCGACACGTTCGTCGCCACCGAGCGCCAGACCCCGGCGAGCATCGCCCGCGAGCTGGCATGGCAGGCCAAGGCGAGGGGGTGAGCGTGCGCTCCGCCCCCGCCGAGATCCTCGTCAGCCGCGACGGCCAGATCCAGTTCGGCACCTACCTCATGGGCGAGGACACCCCCGTTCACGGCCGGCAACTCACTGGCTGGGACGACCTGCCGGACATCGAGGACGCTTCCGTCGCGATGCCCGCCGCCCATGGCGCCTGGCCCGGCTGGCTGCTGGCCGGGCCACGCGTCCTCGTCTTCGACTTTCTCCTCCACCAACTCCCAAGCGCCGGCGGGCTCCCGCCGGCGCTGACCGAGCTGCGGCGCGCTACCGCTCTGCGCCAGGAGGAGACCCCACTCATCGTCCAACTCGCTGGCGCCCGGCGGCTGATGTGGGCGCGCGTCACCCGCCGCGCCCTGCCCGCGAACCGCGAGTACACCTGGGGCCAGCCGACCGGCGCCATCGAGTGGACGTGCGCCGACCCCCGCCGCTACCAGGTCGAGGAGCAGATAGCGCGTACCGGCCTGCCCGTCCCCGAGCCCGGGCTCGACTGGCACCCCGCCCAAGACCCGGCCGGCCTCGAATGGGAGCTGGACTTCGGGGCGGCGGGAACGCCCGGGGCCGTCCTCGTGGACAACCTCGGCGACGCGGACAGCGCCCCCGTCCTCGCCATCACCGGCCCGGTCATCCGCCCCGCGGTGACCAACCAGGCCACCGGCACGCTCCTCGAATACGACATCACGCTGGCCGCCACCGACCGGCTGGTCATCGACACCCGGGACGGCACCGTCACCCTCAACGACACCGCCGCGCGCCTGCACACCGCCACCAGCCGCAGCCGCCCCGAGCAGGCGTTCACGCTGCCGCCCGGCCCCAGCCTGCTCACCTTCCGCGCCGAGGAGTTCAACGACGCCGGCGCGCTGACCGTCCTATGGCGCTCCGCCTGGTGGTGACCCCCCGCCTGCCCCGAAGGAAGGACTCCCGCCGTGACCGTACGCGCGGCCTGGCTGACCAACCGCGGGGACCCCGCGGGCGGACAGACCCGCAACGACACCCGCCTCACCCCCACCGGCACCATGACGCCGGTCGCCGAGATGACCTCCCTGCCCGGAGCGATCCCGGCCGGCAACCCCTTCGCCCTGGAGGCGGTCGGCCCCATGTCCGCGACCATCGGCGTCGGCCGCGCCCTCATCCAGGGCACCGACATCCAAGGCGCCTACCCCGTGGCCGTCACCGCCCCCGAGACGCTGATCTTCACCGATGGCGACCCGTCCAACCCCCGCGTCGATCTGGTCGTTCTGCGGGTCTACGACGGCGAGCACGACACCTCCGGCCAGGCCCAGGCCACCGTCGAGATCATCCCCGGCACCGCCGGCCCCGCCCCCGAACCGCCACCCGTCCCCCCGGCCGCGCTCCCGCTCTACCAGGTCACCATCCCCACCGGAGCCGGCGCGGGCACCGGCGGTATCGACTTCCCCGCCGCCACCACCGACGTGCGCACCTACACCGTCGCCCTCGGCGGCATCACCCCCTCCACCGACGCGCCCGGCGCCTACCGCGCCCAGTACCGCGACAACGGCACCGGCCTCCAGCGCTGGTCCGGGACGTCCTGGGTCGGCATGGCCAACGAACTCGTCCCCTGGACCCGCGTGGCCGTGGCCTCCGGCTACAGCCACAACGGCAACAACCAGGGCGACGTGCTCTACCGCGTGATCGACCTGTTGGGCACCCGCTTCGTCCAGTGGCGCGGCGGCATGAACGTCACCTACACCAGCGCCGGCCCGCCCGCGCACGAGGGCCTCTTCCTCACCACGGCGCTACCGGCCATCGCCCGCCCCAGCAGCCTGCGCACCGTGCCCGTCGCCTGCTCGGGAACGGCCAGCACCATCGTCACGGTCAAGATCGACTTTCACACCCAGGGCACCGCACGGCTCATCACCGACGCCGGCGACCAGCCCCCGTGGGTCAGCTTCCACGGCGTCATGTACGCCACCATCTGACCGCCGAGGGAGGCGAGATGACCGCCTCCTACCGCGCCCTCCTCACCGACCTTCGCACCGACCAGGTACGCGACGCCCTCCCCATCTCCGGCGTCGGCCTGGAGGACTACATCGGCAAGACCGGCACCATGACCGGCACCCTCACCGCCCCCGACACCGCCACGGCCGACCGCATCCGCGCGGCCGTCACCCCCGGACGGACCGCCGTGTGGATCGAACGCGACAACGAGCTGTGGTGGGGCGGCATCGTATGGACGGCAGCGATCTCGTCCTCCACCCGCGGCGCCCCCGGCCGAGCGGAAATCCAGGCCGCCACCTTCGACAGTTACCTGGACCACCGGCTCCTGACCACCAACCTCGTCGCCGATAACGTCGAACAGCTCGACATTGCCCGCCGCCTGGTGGACTTCGCGCAGTCCACCGCCGGTGGCGACATCGGCATCCGGACCGACAGCGGGACCGCCTCGGGCATCCGCCGCACCAGGCGCTACTACCTGCACGATCTCCCACGCGTCCGTGATCTGTTGGACAACCTCGCCGCCGTCAACAACGGCTTCGAGTGGCGCATCCGCTGCTACCGCGACGACATCGGCGAGCGCGTCAAGGAACTCCAACTCGGCCACCCCCACATCACCGCCGGCCGCGGCCCCGGCGAAGTCGTCCTCGACTACCCCGGGCCCGTCACCGCCTACCGCTTCCCCTACGACGCCACCACCCGCGCCACCCACTGGCGCTCCCGCGGGGCCACCTCCACCGACACCTCCCGCCCGCTCCTGTCCAAGCCCCACTACGTCATCGACGCCATCGAAGCCGGCTGGCCCCACCTCGACGGCACCAGCGACTACCCAACCGTCACCACGCCATCGGTCCTCGACGACCACGCCGCAGCCGACCTCACCGAGGCATGGACCCGACAGGTCGTCCCCGAGATCACCGTCAACCTCGACGCCGCCGGCGTCACCCCCGCCATCCTCGGCGCCACCATCCGGCTACGCATCGCCGACGTGTGGACCAGCGGCGGCTTCACCGACCGCTACCGCGTCGTCGGCTTCACCCTCCGCGCTCCCGAACGCGGACAACCCGAGACCGCGCAACTCATCCTCGACGCCGCGGTCCACGGCGGCATCCGCGACGACGGCAACGACGAGGGGAGCCAGACCCGGTGGCTGTGATCCCGCCCGACCTCCTCGACCGCATCCGCCGCCTCGAAGAAGAGGTCCGCCAACTCCGCGGACGCCTCCCTGCCCCGCCCCCCGACGACCCGCCGGCGAGCGAGAGTGCCCAGCCCCAGTAATCACCCACGCCCGGAAGGCAACATTCACCATGGCCACACCGCTCACCGCCAGCCGCGCGCTGGAAGCCCTACGCGCCGAGGGCCTCACCGTCGTGCAGCACGACGGGTGGCGCACCCACAACCGTGGCAACCGAGGAACCGGCTGGGGGCCGGTCAACGGCGTCATGATCCACCACACGGTCACCCGCGGAACCGACACCAGCGTCCGCATCTGCCGAGACGGATATGCCGGCCTCCCGGGCCCGCTCTGCCACGGGGTCATCGACAAGGACGGCCGCGTCCACCTCGTCGGCTGGGGCCGCGCCAACCACGCCGGGTCCGGCGACGACGACGTGCTCCGCACCGTCATCGCCGAGAACTACGGCAACACCCCGCCCCGCCCGAACGAGAACAACACGGACGGCAACAGCAGGTTCTACGGCTTCGAGTGCGTGAACCTCGGGGACGGGAAGGACCCCTGGCCGGCCGCCCAGCTCGACGCGATCGAACGCGCCTCGGCCGCCCTGTGCCGCGCACACGGATGGAACGCGAAGTCGGTCATCGGCCACATGGAGTGGACCAACACCAAGATCGATCCCAAGGGCTTCACCATGCCCGACATGCGCGCCCGCATCGCCCGGCGCCTCACCGGCGACCCCTCCGGCGGCGGAGGCAGCCCGAAGCCGACCGTCAGCCTCGCCCGCGTCATCGCCGCCGCCAAGGCGGACCCGCCGGCGCCGCAGGGCCACACCACCCACAAGACCGAAGTCCTCCGCGTCGAGCGCGCACTCGCCGCCGAGGGCCTCCTCGCCCAGCAGTGGGTGGACGGCTCCTTCGGGACGAAGACCGTCACCGCCTACTCGGCCTGGCAGCGACGTTGCGGCTACACAGGCGCCGACGCGGACGGCATCCCCGGCCGCAACTCCCTCACGGCCCTTGGCGGTCGCCACGGCTTCAGCGTCACCAACTGACACACACAGCAGCGCGCCCCTGTTCCCGGCTTCTCGCCGGGCGCGGGGGCGCGCTTCTTGTCTCTGGTTACGGTCGGTGCGTGAACAGCTCGTCGGTGGCGGCGACGAACGAACGCCACCCAGCCGCTCCCACGGTCACGGTCCCGGCTCCGTGATCCTTGGTGTCCCGCATCGCGACCGCGCCGTCCAGGTCGGCGACCTCGACACAGTCACTCGTACCGTTGCTGTAGCTCGACTTGAACCACTGCACGTCCTGTTGATCAGCCCTGTTCATATTCTCCTGCCACCTCAGCAATCAAGCGCCGCGACGCCTGCTCATCCAGCCCTGCTTGCCAGATTCCCCGGAACGCTGCCTCGTACTTGTCCAGCTCATGTGGCTTGTCGAGATACAGATTGCCGGTGTAGCCGTCAGTGTAGACAGTCGGGGGTTCGGTCGGTTTCTCATCCTTGTCCAGCGGAAACCGCAGGATGCTGAAGGGTCCCGTGACCATCCCCAGGTGTGCACCGACGGAGAAGGGGACAACACGTAGGGCGATGTTCGGCTTCTCCGACATCCAAACGAGACGGGCGAGTTGGCGGTGCATCACCTCCGTACCGCCGACCGCACGCCGTAGGACGGCCTCGCTCAGCGCCACCTGGAAGGTGAGCGGTGCGGTGGTCCGGGTGAGGATCATCTGTCGCTCGATGCGCACCCGAACGCGCTTGTCGAGTTCTTCCTCGCTGATTCCGGGCGTGTGCGTGCTCATGATGGCCCTGGCGTACCCCTCGGTCTGGAGGAGCCCGGGGACGATGTCGCTCTCATAGGAGGTCTTGCTCGCGGCGGCCTCCTCCAACCCGACGTAGAGATCGAAGGTCTCCGGGATGACGTCGCCGAAGGCGTGCCACCAGCCCTTGGCCTTGGTCTCCTTGGCAAGGCCCATGAGGGCCTCGGTCAGGTCTTTCGGCGCACCGTAGATCTCGCACATGTTGCGCACGTCCAGGCTGCGCAGGGATACCTGGCCGGTCTCGATCCGCCAGATGCGGGGCGTGGACCACTCAAGATGCTCGGCCGCGACCTTGACCGAGAGACGGGCCTTCTCTCTTAACTCCCGCAGGTACCGGCCGAGTTGCCGCCTTGGCACCGTCGAGCCGGTCGTCCGCTCATCCACGGAGTGCCTCCAGGGTTCCGTTCGTAGTGTCAGCAACGCTCGCACCGTAGTGCGGAGTTGACCCGATTCGCAATGCACTCCAAATGTTCGAGTGATTCGCGGCGGATCTCTGCTTCGTAATGTTGCGCTACTTGATGGCGCCTCGGCAAAGTGGAGTCATCGGTAGCCCGTTGTGAGAGCACGGCCACCTTCGGTGGTGCTTGCCGTGAGTGGCTCACGGGTCGGGTGCCGGTTACCGAAGGACCGCCGACCAGGAACGGCAGGTGTCACCCCCATGAGCACATCTCCTCCCGTCCCCAGCACGCAGGACTCCACGCACGGGGAGCAGGACGAGGCGGAAAGCGAGCCCGAGGTCACCACCGACGAGCTCGGGCGACGCGTGGATCAGCTCGGCGAGCTGGTCGCGCAGCACCTCGCGGGAAGGGGTAGTTGATGGCACGCCACCGGCGGGCCGCGCTCCCCGCGATCGACGGGAGGTTCGCTGGTCTGGCCCTGATCCTGCTGAACGTCTTCGGGCTCGTGTTCCTGCTCTACGGCGCGGGGACCACCGAGGCCACGTCGCCGGTACCCAGCGACGCACCGCACCAGTCGATGCGGCATTCGCACGAGGCATAGCCGCACCTGCCAAGACCCCGTCCGACTCGTCGGCGTGGCTTCCGGTCTGCCCAGTCCTGGAGGCCACCCGGCGAGTCGGGCGGACCGTCGCCCGCGCCCCGGACGCCCCGCGCCATGCGGCGGGTGCGGGCGACACCTCCGCTTCCCCGGGCCGGTCGAGGAACCTCCCGGCCCGGGGATGCGGCCCAACCCCTTCTCCACTCACCATCGAACGTTCGGAGCCCGCCATGTCCCACCCCACCCCGGCCAGTGTCCGTACCCCCGGTGCACCGGCGCCCCAGGCGGCGCGCGAGCTGACCGTCCGGCTGTCGCTGCTGGCGACCACCCGCGACAACCACGTGCTGATGGTGCGCGACCCCCACGTCGAGGGTGGCTGGCAGTTGCCCGGCGGCGTGGTCCCGCCCGGCGCCTGCCCGGTGGCCACCGCCCGCCAGCTGAGCATCAAGCAGACCGGGTACTACCAGGAGGCCACGCACGCGCTGGCCATCACCTTGGGACATGGCCCGTCCGGGTACCCGATCGCGCTGGACTACGTGCTGGACGGCGGGCGCACCGACACTCCCCCCGGCGGCGAGGAGTCCCTGGCGGCCGATGCCCGCTGGCGCCCGATGCGGGAATTGTTGGACTCCACACCCCTGGTACAGAACGCCCTACTGGCCCTGACCAACGGCGAGCGCCTCCCCGTCCTGATCAACGGCGACCAGCCCTCCGCTGCCTGGTCGGATGCGGAGAACCCGTTCCCGTCCGCCTGATGCTGCTGGTGCTGTGCGCCACCCCGCTCGCGCTGCTGCTGCCCCTCCTCCCCGGGGGCGCCTTCACCGTCGCGTTGGTGCTGCGCATCTCCCAGGCCCACCGCGACACCACTGCCACCTTCGACCTCGGCCATCGACCGGAAAGCTGATCACCCGTGCCTGACATGCTCGTTCCCGAAGCCCGGACCTGGGGCCCTCGCCACCTCCCGGTGCCGTACGCGGCCTACTGGAGTGGTGAGGGGAGCTACGGCCGGCGGGTGATGATGCGCCCGGACGGGGCCGGTATCTGGTACCCGGACGAGACCCGGGCCGACCGGGACGCCTTCGGCGTGCTCTGGGCCCGGGTCACCGACGAGCCCGGCCAGGGCCGTCCCGAGTTCTCCGCGCTCCACCCCGCCCGCCAACGGCGGGCGCAGGCCGAGCGGTTGTGCCAGGTCTGCGGCAAGGTGGCCAGCCACACCCGGGACGGCTGGCTGTTCCTGATGACCGGCGACGACGAGGACGACGCGGACGCGTGGGAGGGCTCGCTGAGCACCAAGCCCCCGATCTGCCTGCCCTGCGCCGCCCTCGCCACCCGCTTCTGCCCGCACCTGGCCCACCCACTCGGCGTGCGCGCCCGCCGCCCCAAGATCTGGGGCGCCTTCGGCACCCTCTTCATCCCCACGCCGGACGCACGGATTCGAGCCCACCCGGACGACCAGTACCTGCCCTACGGCCACCGCGCCAGCAGGTGGTTCCTCGCCTCCCAGCTGGTGGTCGAACTCAAGCGCTGCACGGTCGTCGATTTGGAGACGGAGTTCGCGGCGCTGGCCTGATCATCGGCCGCGATCGGCTGTGCCACTGCGACGTCCCAACCCTCTTGGAGACGCGATGACGGTCTTACCCACACCCATGTCCCGGCCGGAACTCGGTCAAGCTTTCGACTACGCGGCCAGTCAGATCGAGGGCGCTGCCGGCCGCCTGTGGCCGGAGGAGCCCGCGCACCTGGGCGAACACGTTCCCAGTGCGACCGGCTACGTCCGCCGCGTCCAAGTCGGTGACCGGCTCCTGTTCGCGAAGGTGTCGTTCCTCGGCATCTCACTCGTATCGCTGCTGCGCGGTGCGCGCGGTGACTGGCCCGCCGTGCGCGAAGCGCAGCGGGAGTACGTCACCGGCCCGGACAGCCTGCTCGTCCGTGAGGCTGCTCAACTTCGGCAGCTGGCGGCGCTTGGCAGCCCTCGGGTATGCGGCGTGGCCGGAGTGTGCGACGGCGTCCTCTTCACCGAGCAGGTAAAGGGGCCGACGCTGGCGGACATGCTGCTGGTGCGCCCCGGCGACACGGCGGAGCTGTTGGCCTGCCCGCTGGAAGAGTTGCGGGAGCTGCACCGCTCGAACCGGGCACTCAAGCTCGAACCGTCCGGAGTGATCGGCGAGCGCAGCATCTCGGCGACGTTCCTGCGGAAGTTCAACGGGATCAGCGGTCGCACGTATGTGACCGGCCTTGGCGCGGACCGCTGTGCGCCGGCCGATCGCGCGGAGGTGGTGGACCTGCTCAGCCGGTCCATCGGGCGGTTGCACCGCTTGCGCCTCGGGCTGCTCCCGGCATCGCGTGACACCTTCGCATATGGCGACCTCAAGCCGGAGCACGTGCTGTTCCCGGACGGCCCGGACGCCCGTCCAGTCCTCCTCGATCCCGGGCTCCTGCAAGCCGCCCCGGCGGTGGATACCGCGAAACTCATCAGCCGCACTGTCCTGTTGCTCGCCGGGCACCAACCGAGCGAGGAGACCGTGGGGCAGATCGTCGAGGGCCTGAACACCTTCGCCGCCGCGCGGACGTTGCGGCTCTCCGCGCCCGCCCGCCGGGTCTGGCTGCGGGACCTGATGGCCCTGTGGCTGATGGACACCGTCAACATCCTGAGCACCTACCTCTCCGCACCGTCCGCGCTTCCCCTGCCCAGGCAGGGGCTGGCACTGGCCGCGCGGGCGGTCGAGGTGTGCCGGTTGGTGGAGTCGGTGAGCGCGGTCCTGGTGACGGGGACGGAGCCGAACCGGGCCTGGGATTCCATGATGGAGAGCGCTGTGGCGGTGGCGTCGTGA